TTCCTACGCAAAGCACAACGAGCAGTTATCGTTGCAGCATTGAAGAGTGCAGTTGATACCAGCCAAGAAATACGTGATGAAGAACGTCGTAACTTTAACTTAATTGCTTGCCCAGGATATCCTGAACTAATGAGCAACCTAGTTAACTTGAATATCGATCGTGGCGTAACAGCATTTGTTATTGGTGATACACCACTACGCTTGCCAAGCGATGCTACTTCATTAACCAACTATGGTTCTAATGCAGAACTAGTAACAGACAACAACGATGAAGGTATTGTTACCTATGACGAATATCTAGCTGTGTTCTATCCAAGTGGATTTACAACAGACCTAGGTGGTTCAAACGCAGTTGTTCCAGCAACACACATGATGATGAAAACAATCGCGCTAAGTGATAATGCAAGTTATCCATGGTTTGCACCAGCAGGTACACGTCGTGGTGGTATTACTAATGCAACATCAGTAGGCTACATTGATGCCGCAACAGGTGAATTCCAAACTGTGGCATTGAATGAAGGTCAACGTGATACATTATATGATCAAAAAATTAATCCAATCACATTCTTCAATGGCGTTGGTTTAATCAACTTTGGTCAAAAGACTCGCGCAAGAAATGCAAGTGCGTTAGACAGAATCAACGTAGCACGTTTAACAGTATATCTACGCAGTCAGTTGAATAAACTAGCTCGTCCATATATCTTTGAACCTAATGATAAGATTACCAGAGACGAAATCAAACAGGCCTGCGAGAGCTTGTTGCTTGAGTTAGTAGGTTTAAGAGCATTGTATGACTTTGCAGTTGTATGTGATGAAACCAACAACACACCAGCAAGGGTTGATCGCAACGAACTTTGGGTAGATATTGCTATCGAACCAGTCAAGGCTGTTGAGTTCATTTATATTCCATTGCGTGTCAAGAACACAGGAGAGATTTAAAAATGGCAATTACATCATTAAATAATTTATCAGTCCCAACAAACGGCGGTACGCAAGTACTGTTGATGCCGAAATTAAAGTATCGCTATAGAGTGACTCTTCTGGGTTTTGGTGTTGCAGCAGCCACAGAGCTTACTAAACAGGTCAAGGACGTAACTAGACCAAAAGTTTCTTTTGAAGAAATCACACTAGATGTCTATAACTCAAAAGTTTACCTAGCTGGTAAACACAGCTTTGAAATGGTTACATTGACATTGCGTGACGATGCTAGCGGCGAAGTACAAAAACTAGTTGGTCAACAGATACAGAAACAATTCGACTTCTTAGAACAAGCATCTGCACGTTCTGGTATTGATTACAAGTTTACGACTCGTATCGAAATACTAGACGGTGGTAACGCTAACTTGGCCCCAAAAATTCTTGAAACAATCAATCTATATGGTTGCTTTGTACAGAATGCAGACTACGGTGAACTAGCATACGGCACTAACGAAGAAGCCACAGTAGCACTAAGCATACGTTTCGACAATATGGAACAGTGGGGCGCAGACAAGACTGCTACCAGCCTAGAAGGTGGTATTGGTGCAGCAGTAGGACGTCAAATCGCTACCCAAGCAGTAACAGGCGCATTAGGCACACAAGGCTAATAGTCGCAGTTAGAATCAAAAGAACCCGATTAATTCGGGTTTTTTTGTGACATAAATATTAGTATGGCCAATAAATTTACACGTTTTCTCACTGGCGTCGGTACAGGACTCACTAATCCCAAGGGATTGGTCAGCAACTGGCAGCATGCCACTCGACTATTCATCGACGATACCTATCGATTATCACCTCGTACAAAATTTAACTATTATGTTAGATTTGAAATAGACAAGACTGCACACAAAGCACCTTCATTTACTGCCAGACACGGCGACGAAGTGGGTATGTTGGTTAAGACTGCGGACTTACCAAAATATAGTTTTGATAGTGTTGTAAAAAATCAATATAATAGAAAACGTATCATTTATAAAAATATTAATTATGAACCTGTAAATATCACACTGCACGATGATAATGCAGGTATCATAAATGCACTATGGGCTATTTATTATGGATACTATATTGCTGATAGACAAGTACCAGTTTCTGCATACAATGATAATAAATATCGCCCGACTAAAACGCCATTAGATAATTTCCGTTATGGTATGGATAATAATATTTCTGTTGGATTTTTTAAATCTGTTAGTATCTATACAATGAGTCGAAAACGATTTTTAGGATACACATTAATTAATCCAAGAATTAAAGCATGGAATCACGGATCTGTAGACTATTCAGCTAACGAAACTCTTGAAAGCACAATGACTCTAGAATACGAAGCTGTGAAATATTCTGCTGGCAATGTGTCAATTAATAATCCTAAAGGTTTTGCTACTCTGCATTACGATCTAGTGCCAAGTCCATTGTCTGTAGCAGGCGGCGGTGTTGCAACCTTAACTGGTCCAGGCGGAGTGTTAGATGGATTAGAAAGCATCTTTGGCGACTTGGCTAACGGATCAACATTTGAAAGTTTTGGCGGATTCCTAGGAACAGCAATTAAATCAGTTAACACATATAAGAATCTTAGAGGTCTCAGCAAGGAAGGACTCAAACAAGAAGCGATTAATATTTTAAGTAATCCAGCCAACGTCGCTACAGCAGTAAGTACCGTGGGTGGAGTAGTCGGTGCAGTATTTCCCAAGAGTTCTACTAACACCGAAACTACACAGGCATCACCTAAATCTTTGGTAGGCGGGGGACAGTAATATGACAACTACAAATTTACCGTCAATCGCAGTCGAAGACAGCGGTGCAGGCACTAAACTATTTTTCAGCACCTATGGCGAAGAGCCATTAGAATTCAATGCCAATGATGTTAATAGCACTGTGAGCTTTTTTGAAAGCAACGGTTTTGAAAAAGACGCAGCATTGGTAGTTTCAACTGTGCTACTGAAGCAAGCCAAGTTAGATGGAACTCCTATATATCAGATATTACAAGGACTTTCGCAGTTTGATGGACTTGGTCTTAGTCAAGTAGTCGGCGAAATACTAAACAATAACAGAACTCCTACCAGCACTTTGGGATTTAGAACTCCCAATGTCAAAGTCACACAATCTAGAAACATCGCAGCATAATGGTCAAATTCGCACAGGGTCGATTTGAAATGAAAAATCCCGACAAGTATGTGGGAAAAAAAACACCATTGGCTCGCAGCTCGTGGGAATTCGTTTTCATGCGTATGTTGGATGAACACCCAGGAGTGGAAAAGTGGGCATCAGAAAGCATACAGATTCCATATAGAGATCCGCTCACAGGCAAATACACTATCTATGTTCCGGATTTTTTCATAGTCTACAATGATAAAAAGGGCGGCAAGAATGCCGAAGTAGTTGAAGTAAAACCCAGTAATCACACTCTGATAGAAAAAGTAGGTAAGAGCCAATATAATCAACAGCAGTATGTAAAAAACATGGCCAAATGGGAAGCTGCTAATGCTTGGTGTAAACAACAAGGCTTGAGATTTCGTGTGATTAACGAGAATGAAATTTTCCATCAAGGCGGCAAACGGAAATAAGTATAGTATGACGAAAAAATTAGAAGAATTGTTTAATCTAGAAGAGTCCAAACCAGAAACTGTGGAAGAAAACACAGCAGTTGAAAAACCGGTTCATCAAGAAATAGACACACTGGAAAAACAGATACAGGCAGTGCAGGACATCACCAGAGGCCTGCCACAGATACAGGAACTAAACGAACTAGATGACAAAGAATTAGATCATTTAGCTACTAAAGCAGAACAGGCCTATGATGATCTCATGGATCTTGGCATGAATGTAGAAGTTCGTTACAGCGGCAGGATCTTCGAAGTTGCATCTAGTATGATGGGTAATGCTATTGCTGCCAAAACAGCCAAGATTGATAAAAAACTTAAAGCTGTAGATCTACAGCTTAAAAAATTAAAAATCGACAATGATTCTGGAGCAGACCCCAATGATGTTATCAACGGGCAGGGCTATGTGATCACCGATCGTAACGAGCTACTTAAGAAATTGGGTCAAAAGGACTAAATACTACTATGAAGACATTTAAAGAATATCTTGTTGAAAACAAAAAAGTCTACGATTTTAAGATCAAAATCGCTGGCGATTTGCCTGAAAATTTTGAAAAGAATCTAAAAGAAAAATTAGATCGTTGCAAGGTTATGACTTTTGCTAAAGTTAAAACAACACCAATCCAAGCGTTACCTTTGGATTTTCCAGATCATCCAAACATGCCTGTAAGCATTTTTGAAATCATTTGTGAATATCCAATTACTGCTCCAGAGATTGCAGCTGACATCAAAGAAACAGGACTTCCAGAAAGTTGTTTCAGAGTGCGTGGCAGCAACGAACCGTCAGAAGAAGAGCAGGTATTAGCTGCTGCTGAGCCTAGTGGTGAAGCATTACTAGCAGATGGAGAATACAAAGAGACTGGAAAAATCAAACATAAAGATTATTTCGGTGATGATTTCAACAAGGGATTTTTAAAAGATTTAGCGAAAACTGCTAAAGAAAGAAAAAAAGAAAACGGGCAAGGTGAATATAAACTGCCTAAACATAAACAAGATAAGGAAGGTGCTAAAAGCGCCGTAGGGAGTTAATATGAACTTTAACGATTTAATGGCAAAGATGAGAGAATTAGATCAACCTGTGCCTGAAACTATTCAAGCACCGGCATCCGATGCTCCAGTTGAAGCATGTGGCGATATGCCTCCAGCACCAATGGATTCAAAACCAGACACACCACCGCCATCGATGAGTGTTAATATCAATGCTCAAGGCATGGATGACATTGGTGAGTTGATGAAACTGTTAACTAAAGTTAATCCAGATATGATCAATCAAAAAGATGCTCCAACATCACCAATGAGCATTGAACCAAGTATTACATCAATCGCTCCTAGCCTTCCACCATTAAAAATGTTACCTGACTTAGACAAAGAAGAGCCAAAAGAAAAAGAAGCTGTTGAACCTGAAGGTGAAGATGACG